ACGTTACTACTTAAAATACTTCCTGTTATTATTATATTATTAGCCATTTATTGATAACGGTGATGTTGTATTATTTAATGTATTAATAGTTTGTGATAATTGAAGAACTTCTTGTTGTAAAGAAGTTATTTCATTTAATAAAGCTTGAACATTATCCTGATTTAAATTTATTCCTAAATATTTAGCTTCTGTTTGTAAAATATATTGATGTGAATTATTAGAACCACTTACAGGAATTTGATAAAATAAACTCTCATATAATTGAAAAAAATCATCAATAGTAAATGTAGGTGTAGGAGTAGATACTTGAGTGTTTATTAATTGATGAAAATTAGTATCTATTACACTTTGGTATATACTTTTATTTAATACTAGTTTTTGACTAGGTATAGTTTGAGAATTTGCTGTTGTCGCTGACATTTATTTTATAACTTTAAAATAATAATTATCATCTGATATTATTGTTTCACCATCTGAAAGTAATGTTTTAAATAATAATTTGTAGTATCTATCTGGTTCTAAACCATTCATATAAACTGTAAAATAATTACTAGTACTATCATAGCTTATTTTAGTATAATTAATATCGTAATCTATAATAATTTCTCCTGTATTATAATCTACTATTGACCAATACGATGATGATGGTAATAATTTATTATTTAAATATACAGAACTTGTTTGAAATGTCCTAGCAGGATATTTATCTCTTACATTAATTCTAAATATTTGTACTGAATCTTGTTGATATTCTTCTTTATTATTTCCTAAAGTAGGTATAAATAAATTAGAAGTTACAGTAGTTAAGGAACTACTTACATAAGATGAATCATCCCATCTAATTTCTAAACAAGGAGGATATATTGTGTGTGTTGTTGATGAAAAATATTTTGTTTCAAAAGTAGATGCTGATGGATTAAATTCAATAGATGATGAATGTTTTAAAATAAATCCATTATTTGCAAAAGAACCACTATACCAAGCTTTTACTGTATTAGTTACTTTTAATTCTATATCATTTGATGATTGAAAAGTAAATGATTGAGTAGCTAAATAATTAGAACCACTAAATGAACCACTATACCATAAACCACCACCAGCAACATCATAAGAAGCATAAGATGCAGTAGTATTTGAAGGTAAACTACCTGAGAGCCAAGAGCTACCACTTAATATATTTGTAAATTGCCAACTAACACCATTAGAAGGATTAGGAACATCGCTTAATCTTCCAGTACCCATATTCCAGCTTGTAGCTAATGGATGACAATGTAAGTCATAATTTAATGGAGTTCCTGAAGCATCAGCTAAATATAATTTTAAATAAGCATCATAATTTTTTCCATTTACACTGCTAGATATAATATTATTTATCTGATCTGAAGGAAATTGAATTAATCCTCTAGATACTTCATAAGTTCCATTACTAGAATAATAAGTACTAATCTCTATTATTTCATCTAATCCAGTATTAGTTGTGGGATAAAATGAATATAAAGTAGCACTCTGTTGAGGGAATATTTTATAAACTGCCATACTACGTATAAATATAATGTATATAAATTATTTTAATAGTATGAAACTACTCTACCATTTATATCATTATTTGGATATCTTACTTCAAATACAGCAGGATCTAATGATGGATATATAGTATTCTTTTTAGTAGCTCCTTTTATATCATACCCATATGGGGAATAAGTAGCTCCTGTACTATCTTGTAAATTTACTATTTCTAATTTAACTATGGATTGTACACCTTTAGTTTGTAGTAATACTGAATTAACGTCTGAAAGAGGAATTGGTTGATTAATAGCCCAATTATCTATAGAGAAATAATTTTGTAAATTTAATATACAATTTGCTAAAATAGTATTGTTGTTATATCCTGTTGCTACAGTAATATCAAAATTAACACCTATATTAATATAATAAGCATCTTTAATATTAATAGCATCAGTAGCCATTCTATATTCGTTTAAATAAGTTACTAAATTATTTTTTAAAGATGTAGCAGCTTGAGTTAATTGTTTATTACTATTATAAGCTAATATGTATAAACTTATAGCTAAAGGATTAGTTGGATTATTACCCTCATAAGCAAAATCTTGAGTTGGATATGCTTTAGCAATACTACCATATTCTGATGGTAATGATAAAGTTCTAATTAAATAATCATTTTTAGTTACTGCTCTTAATTGAGATGAATAAGCGTATAAAGCATTATTTCTAATTTCTTCAATAGTATCTCCACCTCTACCACCTGTAGCTTTATCTGGATTAGTTGATGCTAAACTACCTAAAATAGTAGTAAATAAAGGATCACTAGATGATCTTGATTTAAATGTTATTCCTGATGTACTAATTAAAGTTAAATCATTTGAAGGTACGTTTGAAGCAATACCACCACCTACTAAGTATTGTATAGTTAAAGTAGTATTAGAAGGAGCTACACCATATTCTTGAGTATAGAATATAGAAGCTTGATTATAATTTTGCTCTAAAGTAGAAATTCCAGGTACTAATCCTAATTGAACATTATCTGGAGTAGGTAATATAGTATTATCTGAATAATTAGATACTCCTGCTCCAAATTCTAATTGTAAAGTATTATTTGATAAGAATCTAGATACAAATCTATAAGGAACACGTTGTAAACTTAATAAATAAGGTACTTGATCTGATGAGTAATTTGGATTAGGTATTTGAGTAAATACACTAGATTGAGCTAAATAAGGAACTTCATACCATTGATTTCCTTGAGAATCAAAAATATTTAATATTTGTAATATATTAGTATCATTAATAGTAGTTGTTGTAAATTTTTGTGGAGAACTAAAACTAATATTAGTAGTTTTAATTTGAGCAGACATTACTGGTACTGATTGTTGTACTAAGAAATATTGATTATTTACATAAGTAATAGTAGCATTAGTTAAATCACTAAAATCCAAAGGTTCCATAGTTAAAAACTGAGTACCTGTTGAATTTGAAGTAACAACTGTATTTGCAGGAATTAATAATGCATAGCTAGTATCAGGAACTGAAACTCCATTAACTGTAGTACTAGGCATTAATTGATATATATTTACTTCAGTAGAAGCAGCATAACTTACATTAGGACGATATCCTAAAACATATGATAAAGCAAATAAATTTGCTTGTTCTTGAGCATATAATAGAAAATTTTCTTGTACTTGTGTATCAAGATAAAATGACATTACATCACCAACATACGAAGCCATTTCAATAAATAAAGCTCCTGGATTTGAATCAGTAAAATCATTATATACTGTAGGAAAATAAGTTTGAGCATAATTTATCAGATTAGCTTTAAAATCTGTAAATGTCTTATTTAAATATGATATATTTCTTTCGTTAGTCATTATGTAAGTTGAATTATAATTTGATCCGAATTGCCGGAAATAGGTAATTGATAATTTAATGTTACATTTAAAATATGATTATCTATATCGGGATCTACAATTACTGATATTATAGTTACTGATGGTATGAATGTATTTATAGCTGTAATAATACTATTTTGTACAGAAGCTATAGTATCGTTTGTAATATTATTAAATAATGTACTTCTCAAATTAGTCCCAAAAGTAGGATTAAATACTCTTTCACCTTGCTCAGTCAATAATAAATTAATTAAATTTGATTTAATTTGATCTTGAGTAGTGTATGTTTTATAAAAAACAGAAGGTGCATTAAATGGAAGTGATACCCCAATCGAAATATTATTTTGTAAATCTAAAGGATTTACTCTTATAATTTGATTAGGTACTGGCATATTTAATCTCCTAAGTTTTTAAGTCCTGCTCTTTCTTGAGGTGTCATATTATTAGCTGAATCCATTATGAATGCTAAGTAAGGATTTACTGGTTCTCCTGTTACTTCGTCTACTTTATCTTTTATAACTTCTAATGGTACTGAAGATTGATAAGATGGTGTTGAAGAAGAAATTCCAAACATATTTCCCATTTTTTCTGCTAACTGTTTACGAGCATTAGGATCAAAAGAATGAACATCACTACTATTAAAACTAAATGTTTTATTTTCTTTTAATACTTGTTTATCTCTTTGAGCTAATACTTCATTTAAAATATCAGGTAATTCTTCATAAATAGCTTCTGATACGGCTTCTTTAATTAATCTTTTAAATACTTTGACATTCATGATTATAAATATTTATGTTTATGATTTTTACGAAATTGAAATATTAGCAGAACCTTGATCTATAGCTAATTTTAATTGATCTACTAATACTTGTGGATCTTGAGTAAATGAATAAGCACTTGTATAAATTACTACTCCATTACTATTAAGAGCAACAGCGTAATGACGTTTAAATCCTGATACTGTTTCTCCTGGGTTATTTTGTTCTTCTTTAATAGCGAATGTATAACCTTTATATGGTGGAAAATTATTAGAATTTGCAGTTATATCATTTAATGCTGTTGTTAATTGATCTAATGGTAAATTAGTAGTGGCTGATTCAATAGCTCCATTAATATTTTCTAATTCAGCTTTTAAATTTTCTAAATTAGCTATTGCTTCTTGTAATACAGGATTAACTATAGCTAATAAAGCACTTAAACCTGATGTTATTTTTAAAGCTCCCTGTAATATTTGATCTAATTTAGTTATTACACTTACTGGAATACCTACTCCGGGTGGTACTGAAGTAGGAATAGGTAAACTAATAACTATATTAATTACTACATTAAATACATTTATATAAATTTGTATTTTTTGTAATTGTTGTTCAACATTTAATATTTTTTTTTCTACAGCATTTATAGCATTTAATGCAGCATTTCGAGCATTTGTCGCTTGACTTAATAAATCAGGATCTCCGGACGCGTTTGCTGCTTCTATTGTTTTATTTGTTGTATCTACTAATGTTTGAAGTTTAGAATTTTCATCTATAATATTAACTAATACTTCAGTAATAACTAATGTTAATACAGGTACTAATGTTTTTTCAGTAAAATTAGTTAATACTTGTGTTCGTTTAGC